CTGTGGAGGCCAATTGGAAGAAGTTGCATCTCCAGCTCCTCCCGGCAATGGACAAGGAGCTCGGCAAGATCCGGCTTACAGGAACGCCCCTCGCAGATGACTGCATGGTTAGAAGGGCCGCCAAGTCCCCCAACTGGGTGCATTCCCGCTTCCCCATCTGCGACAGAGATATTGATGATCCTAATTGTGTCGCGGCCTGGCCGGATAGATATTCGATGGAATGGATACGGGCAACCAGGGATCATTACGCCTCGGAAGGGATGCTCTCTGAGTTCAACCAGGAGTATATGCTCATACCCACAGGAGCCCAGGGAAAGCCTTTCAAACAGGAGCATATATGGCACATCCAGACAGCCCCCAGAGGCTACATGCCCCGTGTGGTCATCATCGACCCGGCGCGAACGACGGATATAAAGAAGTCGGATCAGACAGGATATGCGGTTCTCAGCAGACGCGGGAGCAGGATATATGTGCATGAGTCCGGGGCCAAGTATTGGAAGCCGGACGAGATAATCCAGGCGGCGTTCGATCTGTCGCACAAACACAATGACGCGGAGGTTGCAATTGAAAAGAACAGTCTCGACGAGTGGCTCTTGCAGCCAATCCGAACCAAAATGCTCTCCTCAGGAATTACCCTCAAGTTGCGTGCCATTAATGCCCCACAGGACCGGAACAAATCCCAATTTATTATGGGCTTGCATCCCTTCTTTGAGGCAGGAGATATTGTTCTCATCGGGGATCATCCAAATCTTGAAGCCCAAATCTTAAACTTTCCTTCAGGCAAAAAGGACACACTCAACTGTCTCGCTTACGCCAACAAAGTATTCTCGGGTGTTCCGGTCTATGGGGACTTCAGCGACGCCAACATTGTCAGAAACAGCAGACTGTCAAGAGAGTCCATTCTCCTGCTGGCTTGTAATACCAGCGGAACAGAAACCACAGCGGTCCTCTGCTCTCTTACCGGCGAGCACCTTCGGGTTATTGCAGATTGGATCTCGCCCCTTGTTGCCAACGAAGCGATACCCGCCTTCGCTCTCTACATCAAAGCTCTCTACCCGACAAAGCCCATAAAGGCCTGGATACCAGCAGACGTTCACGACCAGCAGGGGAGAAACCCCCTTGTGGCCGCCCTCAAGCAACAGCACTGGAAGCCGGAGCGTGGAGAGTATTGCAGTGCTGTCAGAGGCAGTTTGAGCAAGATGTTGCGTGAGGAGGTTCGGGGTTTCAGACTGCTTACCGTTGACGCCAATTGCCACAACACCCTTCACGCTCTATCCTACGGTTACAGGTACGAGATTAAATCCGGCGGAGAGCGCTCGGCAGAACCGGAGCGCAACCCGGAGAGGACGCTCGTTGAAGGATTGGAATCGCTATTTTCTTTCTTGACAAAAGCCGATAGTTCCGATACCCTTCAAACAAATAGCACAAATGCATCAGGAACCCCCTATTTAAGCGCTCTGCCTGGGAGATAAAAAAATGCCTTATTCCAACATAACCCGCCTTTCAACCGACCCGCACAATTTTACAACCGACATAGCCGCGGGAATGGGTCGTTTGGCTGATTGCCAAGTCATAAAAATCTACGGCTACACACCGACCGCCACAGCGGGAACAGATGTGTGGGTACCTGGAACAGCATACCCCCTTCAGGCGACGGCCACCCAGCTTGAGATCGTTTCTGCAAGCGCCAATGACGCAGCCGCTGGAACAGGCATGAGAACAGCCGTCATTACAGGCCTTGATGCCAACTACAATTCTATTTCGGAAACAATCACCCTGAACGGCGTCACTCCGGTCCCAACAGCGGGGGTTTACCTTCGAGTGAACGGACTCATAGGTGCGACCGCCGGATCTGGTGGAACCAACGCTGGAGCAGTAACCCTTCGGGTTGTATCAGCAGGAGCCACGCAGGCAGCAATAACCGCTGGTTTCAGTTATGCTAAGAACGGACTTTATACTGTTCCCGCCGGCTACGGGCTTCTTGTCATAGGGCTCATGTTTCACATTTCCGGCTTAGACCCAACAAGTTTGCTGGTCTTCGGGTTCAGCAGAACTCTCTCTAATGGACTTTTTATGACCACTCAGGAATACCCCATTGCTTTCGCCACAACCTTACAACGTATGCCTTATTATGGAGCTGTCATTCCGAGTGGAGCCACTCTGACAACAAGGGTTATATCGGCTGCCGGAACAGCTTGTGGGGCCTATACCTCAATCGAAGGTTTGTTATTTCCTAACGCCCAGGTTGTATAATGGCTGACGAGAAGATAGAGAATTGGGCAGACAAGCCGGACTCGGATATTTACGAGAAATGCGCGGGCTTTTATGATCTTATTCAAAAAGCCTTCAAAAACCGAAATGAGGCCGACGAGCAGATAGATGAGTATTGGAACATCTACAACGCCGAGCCCGACGACAATCAGACCTATCAAGGCAACTCGGACTGCTACATCCCTATTGTTCGCGACGCTATCAACGCCCGCGCCAAGAGAGCGCTCAAGCAAAACTTCCCAGTAAAATACAAGCATGTGGATGCTGTTGGTTCAGATGGGGAAAAACCCTATGCCGCCCTGGCTCTCCTGGAACATTACATTCGAACCACAAAACTGAAATCAATTTGCAGGTCAACTCTTGTTGCCGGAGATGTCACAGGGCAATGGAATTTTTATGTTGACTGGCTGAGCAGCGTTCGCCACATTACTCCGATGATCCGGCGCAACCCGGCTGTAACCGACGAGATGGTTGACCCGACCGAGGAAGAAGAGACTGAGGAAGACCAGGAGATCAAAACCGAGGGTCCGGATATAGTCGACTTCCCAACAGAAGATCTTGTGGTTATTCCTCCTACCTGCAACGACATCGAAAAGGCGGACCTGGTTGCCATCAAACTCCGAATGAGCAAAGATCAGATTGAGACTTTGGTGGATAAGGGAATCTTTATTCTTCCAGAAGACACTGAGATTTCTGATTGGATAACCGGCCACAAAACAAAAGAGCGTCGCAACCCTCCGTCCGACAGAGCTGATGAAGCTGGAATAAAGACCTCAGGAACGAGCAAACACGCGCTCATCTTCGAGGCCACCGCCCGGCTGGAATTTGAGGAAGGTAAAAAGTCTTTGGGTTATGTGTATTTCGCTGGAGACAATGAGATCATAGGAATCATCAAGGCCCCCCAGTGGGGTCAGAAGCGCCCCATCATCTCGGCCCCTGTCGACAGGGTGAGCGGCTCCTTCTTCGGCAAGAGTAAAATTGAACCTGTGAAGTGGATGCAATGGAACCTGAACGACTTCTGGAATATGGGTCAAGATTCTGCAATGTACTCCCTTCTTCCGATAGTAATGACCGACCCGGAGAAGAACCCCAACTATGCAATGATGGTATACGGGCTCGCCGCGGTGTGGCCGGTCGATCCGAATTCCACCAAGTTCGCCAATTTTCCGCAGCTATGGAAAGATGCGGCTCAGATGTGTCAGTCTATCAAAGGCCAGATCCACGAGTCCCTGGATGTAAACGAGATGATGATGGGGGCCTCTCCCAAGGGCCGAAAAAATGCCGGAGCTGTTGGCTCGCAACAACAGGAACAATCTGTTGCTGTGCTTGATCACGCCGAACGCTTTGAGGAAGAGATTCTTAACCCGCTCATGGAACGCTTCTTTGAGTACGACTGCCAGTTCCGAGAAGACGAGCTTACCATTCTCACTATGGGTGAAATAGGTCAGCGCTCCAAGATGCAGAAGATTCCCCCGATGCAATGGGGTGAGCGCTATTTCTTCCAGTGGTCCGGAACTGATTACGTCCTCAACATGCAGAGAATGCAACAGCAGATAGCCACAATGAACGTTCTCCGGGGTATTCCTCCGCAGCAGCTCAATGGTAGGCGGCTGGACATTGCCCCCATTGTTGAGATGCTTATCGAGAATGTCTTTGGTTCAGAGCTGAGCTCTCGCATAATGATCGACGACCGGATGAAATTTACCATCCCTCCCGAGGTCGAAGACGAAATGATGGTCAACATGATGCATCCGGAGGTCCATGCTGCCGACGATGATATGGCGCATCTCAGGGTTCATCAGACGGCAGGAAAGATAACAGGTGATCCAAATGGCGCTCTCAGGACGCACATTGAGGCCCATATGAAACAATTACAAAGTAAGCGACAAGAGCAAATGGCAGCTATGCAACCACCTCCAGGACAACCTGGGATGCCGGGAGGGGCCGGACCAGGGGTTGCGGGAGCACCACGACCAGGAGCGCAACCACAAGGGCCGAGGCTTATGCAGCAACCCGCCGGAGCCATTCATCCTGACCAAATGCCGGGACAACCCGGACGCGGTTAGAATTTAATTTGGAGAATCCAAAATGTTAACTTTAATTTTGTCACTTATCTTTCCCGGAGCTATTCAGGTAAGCCCCCAGATCATCAACGGCGGCAACCCGGACGTTGTCTCTGAAGTTTTTTCCGGACAGCAGATTGCCCTCAATGGGGCTTCGGCTGCCGCGGGAAATAACTTTCTTGCATCCGCTGCCGCATCCGCCACTTGGACAGCTATGGGCAACTAT